AATTTGTTGGGAGTTGATCAATGAAACCCGCACACAATAACGCCATGCTGGCCCGTATGAACGCCCGCCGCGAACGCACCCGCACCCGCGCGGTGCTGATTATTATTTGCGTCTCGTTTGGCATGATCCTGGCCGGCATGGCCGCAAGCAACGCCTATGCCCGCGCGATTGACGCGGTCAACAATCCGCACATTGAGGGGTTTTGAGATGAGTGACACAACCCCCGAAGCCGTTGATTGGGATTATATTCCCGATACGCCAGAGCAGCGCGCATTGATTGCCGCGCACAATGCGGAAATGAAACGTGCATATCCAAACTTGATTGATCTTGACAGCCTATCCGCACAACTCGCAGAGTGCGAAGCACGACTTCTAAAGGTCACGGCTGAACGGGAAGAAGAAAATATTAAGTTTCAAATGGCTAACACAGCTTGGGACCAAGAGACTGCTACTAGAAAAGTAGCCGAAGCCCAAGCCGCCACGATCAAGGCGCTGGTGGAGGCTTTGCGAGAATGTGAGGCCGAAATAGATCAATACATCCGCCAAGAATACCCCGCTGACCACCCAGTCCACGAGCGTTATCGTCAGCGCGACTTTGGCGCAAATCCGGCGCGGATAGCCCTCGCCCAAATCAAGGAGCCAAAGCTATGAACCGCGAAAAGATGATTGAGGCGATTACAACCGCTATCCTCGGTAAGACCGCCCCACAAGCTGCCACCGCCGTTCTGGATTTGGTCGGGCCGAAAAAGCTGGTGTGGCACAAGTCGGATATGTCAGGATGGAATGGCGACTATCACACATTGCCAACCGCATACACAGTCCGCTGCGCAGATGAAAACGGATGGAAATGGGCGTGTTTGGGCCGTGGCGCGTATGGTTGGGAAACATCACCAGAAGCCGCCCAAGCCGCCGCCCAAGCCCACGCAGACGCCGCGCATTGGGGAAATACGGCGCTGGGTGATTTGATCGGGGGTAAGTAATATGGAAAACCCAAAGCCGGTACACTTAACCAACACCGCCGAAATCCAAGCGCTAGGATGGGCGGCGGAGTCGCGCGACAGTGATGGGCATCTTATGACTACCCACGCGCCATTCAGCACAAACAAAGAGCGCGACAAATACTGCGCAAAAGAAAAGGCGCGCGGGCATATCGTCACAGTGTTTGCACCCAAGAAAGGAGCCGCGCCATGATTGACGCCACCGCGCTTATGTTCGCAGGCATCACGCCGCCGGATCGCGGGTGTAAAACCACATGCCCAAAATGCAGCGCCACACGCCGCAAATCATCGGAACGGTGCCTTGTTGTGCGCACATATCAATGGGGAATGCAGGTTTATTGCTACCATTGCGGCTATAAAGACGGAATTGTTTAGGGGGTTTCTTCTGACAATTCCGCAGCCAATGCCATGTAAGCGGCCCCGTCGATATAGCTATCGGCGTGCGGCCCATTGGCAAGGCGCGCAATTTTAAGCCACGCCATGCAAAGCGCGACCTGATCTGGCGAAACATCGCAGCCAAGAATAATCTGCCAACCCGGCGCAATGCGCGCAAAGTTTTGTTGCGGCGTGCCATAATTTTTCTCACGGTCGCCATTGATTAGCGCGGATGCCTGCTCTAGTACGCGTGTTCTGGTGTTCATTCTTTCAGCCTTTCAATCGGGTCCATCGCCCGCAAAACTAATCCATCAATGTTGTGAAACGTCATAGACTGCAACGCACGCCTCGCACCATAGCCCATGCTTGCTGCATAAGCATCAGGCGGACAAAACGCACGCAGGCTTTCCCATCGCAGCGGCCCAACATCTTTTGCCTGATCGTGGTGAACGTGGCCGGTTAGAAAGTGCCGGTGCCGCGTTGCAGACCAGAACGGGCAAATATCAGAGACGTAAAGCGCGGCCTGTTGCGGCTTGGCCTTATCGCCATGATGCGCAAATATAGCGCAACGGCCCCACTGGAACATGAATAGATCACGCGGCCCATCGTCTACAGTTGCGCGCGGCTCGTTACGATACCAAGCCGCCAATCCAACGCGCAAAATCCGAAAGGCGTTTTCGTCATGGTTGCCGCGCAATGCACGCACGATCACATTGGCATGGCGCACCAATAGCCGGTCAATGGTTTCGACAAGAATTGTGATGCCCGCGTCCACCACTTTATCAAATCGCCCGTCTACGTCCAGCTTGTGTTTTGATTGCGGAGTTTCGGCATTGTTATTGTCGGCGTGAAAGAAGTCGCCGCCAATAATCAGGATGCCTGTGTCGCTTGGCGGCGTTATTGCCATGACCTTTGCAAAGGCGTGCCGCATATCGCCAAGGGCCAAGTTGACGTCGTAATCATCGGCGCTTGTTTCAAGCCCCCATGCGTGCATTCCGAGGTGAACATCCATCAGCGGATAAACCGTGCAAAGATCCGCCATGATGTTTTCGGGCGGCTCGATTGGCGGCGCGGGGGTGATGCATTCGAACGCGGCCCGCATCATCTCGGCCAAGCTGGCCGGGTCAGCTTGTTGCGGTTTCAGCAGAACAGAATAGCTTGTGCCGTCTGGGTTTTTTGTTTTGGCCCATGCAAGCGCCGGGATAAGCCCTGTTCCAACCGCCGCCATGCTTTCGGCTATGGCCGGATCTAGTTCCAGATGCGCCTTTGCGCGGGTATATCGCTCTTGAAATGCGGAATACGAAATGCCGCAAGCTACGGCGGCGGCTGATATGGTGCCATGTTCCTGCACCAAATCAAAAGCCTCTTGTTGCTTTGCCGTGATGCCGTTCAAGGTTTCCACCCGCAGATAGCCGCTCCTGTTTCGTTATGCGTCAGGATTTGACGTGCAGTTTTGTCCGTTAAGTGATCCGCAACGGTTGGCCGGATTGGTGACGCCCAGCAATTATTTGCGGTTCCACTTTGACAAGCGCTTAGAAACATCGTCGCCGCTAATGCTGTCCACTTCATCGCGCGTATCCTTTGCTTTTTGCAGATCATCGGCGGCCTTGATTGCCGCTTTTGTTTTGGTCCGCTGCGCACCGTTGCGCCGCCCGGTAAGCCATGCAGCCGCAACCGCGACCATGCCCGCCAGCGCGGCCCACACGGGCGCAGGGATAGCGTTGAGTAGTAGCGCAATCACGTTGCCCACCCTTTACGCTTTGCCAGCGTGTAAGCGCCCTCAACAGCCGCCCCAAGGGCAAGCGAAAGTAACAGCACCGCGTCACCGTCCAATGCCAGCGCATCGCCCGCCTGTGAGCCTGCCAGATATCCGATGCCGTACCGCAGGATGATCCGCGCAAGAGGTCCGAAATTCATGACTTACCCTTTCCAAAGATTGCAGCGACCGCAGCGAATAGGCTTGCCCAGAATGCAGGCGCGGCCTTAACCGGAACGTGATCGACAGGCGCGGGCAAATGCGCAGGCGTCAGGAATAACTCCCGCTCTGCAATGCGTCGCCGCAGAAGCCCTTTCAGAACCTTGCCGCCAGCTTTATCCCACATCAGGATTGCATCAGCCGCGCCGCGCTTGTCGTTCGCGTTGAATTTTCGTAGCGCCGTGGATCTACCGAACGCGCCCGGCCCGATGTTGTAGGCCAGCGAGACAAAAGCCCCAAACTCATTTGCATTGATTGGATGCGTGATCTTGGGCGCAATCTGTGCCGCGAATTTATCAACGGCCTTTTGCAAATACCATTCCGCTTCAGTTTCGGTGATAACCATTCCCGATACAGGATCAATGCCGACACCAGCGCGGCCCGTGGTGCCGTAACCGATAGTCCAAAGCGCGGGTTTGGCCAGCTTGTCCAGATAAGCCTTGGCGCGGAAACCCTCAAACTCTTTTATCAGATTGATTGATGCTTGGTTTGCCTTCATTGCCCCAACCTTCTCAAAACGTCTTTTATGTCAGACCGAATTTCCGCAATCATCTTGTTTGCTTCGCCGCGCTGTTCCCTTTGCGCGTCCATGTCTTCTTTGCGCTGCCGCGCAAGCCACGCAACGGCCTGCTCAAGCCGCACCAGCCAGACAATAGTCAACACCACGCTGCCGATAATCGCCCAATAGTCCCTGATTACTTCCACTGTCACTTCCACTTCCAAGCTATAACACCGACCGTCATTGCAAACCGCTCGACCGAACCCACGCCGCCAGCCTTTAGCGCGTCATTGAATACCGCCGCAGACGCCACACGATCCCACCCTTGGGCCAGAGCGTAATCATGCAATGCCGCCGCTTTATGATAGCGTGGATCGCGTGGGTTAAACAACCATCGCAACGCCAAAGGCACGGAAACATCAAACGCAAAGCCCCACGAAACGCGCAGCCACAGCCCAGATCCGACCTTACCAACTTCCCACTCAAGCGTGTCGGTTGTAACATAGCCAGCGCCAAATGGCTTGTACCAGTTTGATTGATCGGTGAAGCGGCTCAAAACGTCAGCCCCATCGCCGCTGCCATATCCTGTGCTTTGGTCATTGCACCATCAAGCACCGCTTGAATTTGCTTTGGCGTTTTGGCAAGTTCAAGCGCGTCAAATGTTGCATCACGCAATCCCGCGACTTTGCCAATGATGGTCATATATGCCACAGACTTGGCCACTATGCTCTGCGCCATTTCCAATTCTGACACGCCGCGCGTTGCAGCAAATGCAGCAATGATAACGCTGGAACCGCCCGCCAGCACGGCGTTGGCCTCTGCCGCTTGTGTCGGCCATGATGCAATTTCAGCGCTTGGGTATTTGGCTGTGAATTGCGCGGTGAATTGCTCAATCCGTTGCAGCATTGCCGCCGATGCCTGCGCGCGGATTTCGGCAAGCGGTGGCACAGGCAAAGGCTCAATCTTAATACCTTGCGCAATCAATTCCGCATAGTGACGGTTGCTAGGGTCGTTAGGAATGGTCATTTCCACCCCGTCGATAACTGCTATGATCGAACCGCCGATTGTGTATTTTGCTGTCATGCTCATGCGATTAACTCCGCGTCCATATAGATACCTAAAAGTATAATCCTCGCTAAAGCGCCAGAAGTACCTACCACTGAAAACGCTACCTCTGTCGGGTATACTGCGACCCCAGAACCTTCACCGACAGTGTAATTTAGTGTCGGCGTGGAGCGCATACGAGTTCTAAACGGCTGTGAGCCAAAGGATTGGCTGCTCACTGCTGGACCGGAAAAAGTAAATTCGGGTTGGGTCGTGAAGTACCGCTCACACTTCGCCAAGTCCAACCCAGTATCTACACGCTCAAACGGTGTCACAATCGAACCCGCCTCAAGCTGCACCTCGCTAAACGTACCGCTGCTGAATTTCACCGTTACATTCGTGTTTGCCGTTAGCGTGAAAGTGTCACCCTTGGCCCGTGCTACACCACCAACCGTGCAAGTCGCTGTGCCTGTCCAGTTGATAACGTAAGTGCCGCCTACAATGTTCGCGCCTTCGATCACCTGCGAAACACCACCAGCTGGGGCTGTCATAATGCGGCCTGCATCGGTCCCCGTGAACGTCAGGTTTTGCCCGCTTGTAATGACAAACCAGCGGTCCAGCGTAAATTGGTTAGCCCCAACCGTTGCCGTGCCTGAAACATACCCGCGCTGGTTAATCCTGCCCGACCCGTTGATGATTAGGTTGCGACCAGATTGCAATTTAGCCAAATCCGCGCGCGTCACCCGCTTTGATACGCCTTCTGATACATCAACAATCGCAAGGATATCATCGTCCGCAACATCAACGCCCGCCAATA